TATCCGCACCAGCAGTGGTCAAACCGGTTGGGCAGCCGCTGACTACCTCACAAAGACGGGGTCCGCCCCGACTGCAACGCGCACCGCAACCACCGCAGCTACGGCGACTCGCACTCCGACCGCTACCGTTACCCGGTCCTCCACCAGCGGCGCCACCTCGAGCGCGGGCCGTATCTACCGCACCACCACTCGTGTGAACCTGCGTCAAGCGCCGTCCACCTCGGGCGCGATCATCGGCACCCTACCGATGGGGTTGAGCAGCGGCCACGGCTCGTTTTTGATCTCGCGCGGTCGCCACCCTCCTGTGGATGCCTGTCGGATGATGCCCTGGACAGCCTGAGAGATGCGCTGGTTGTCGACCTGGACGCGATCGCGCTCGAACTTCCACACTTCATCGGCTGTGTATAGCGTGGCGTACTCGATCTTCTCGTCGGCCCACGTCTTGAGCGCAGCGACCCGGCGCCGACGGTTCTCCCAGCTGTATTCAATCTCGCACTGGTCTGCACGTTCCCAAGTCACGAGCGGCTCGTCGTCACGGTCACCCCAGACGAGAACGTAGGATCTTGAGGCCATGAGCGAAGCAAGGAAACCCTGACTCGATTGCGCGTCGAGCTCGTTCAGATCCCACCACTCATTGAGCGTCTTCTGCGCCTTCTCCTCTTCCTTGGAGAGGACGATCCCGGTGTGACTGATGCGCTCGTTCTCCGCGTCGGCAACCGGGCGCACCCCGTTGTCGGCGAAGCCCTCGTAGCGTTTCGCGTTCGCCTCGGTCCACTCCTCGGTGGCGAAGCGCAGCGGCTGCTTGCCCTGGTTGTACTCCTCGTTCTCCTGGATCTCCGAACGGCGCGCATCGAGACGGGTGTAGAGGGTGTTGATCTTCTGCACGGCAGCGAGCGCGTCCATTCCGGCTCCTCTCACATGATGAAGTAGTTCGTCGAATCGGAGCGGGCGCCGGCGGCGATCGCGTCGCATGCGGCCTCGTGCGCGAGGACGCTGGACATGGCGTAGTCGAACTTCTGGTGCTCGTTCGGCTTTCCGAGAATGTAGATACGTCGCTTCGTGACCTTGTCGATCGAGCGGGTGCGCGTCACCGCGTTGCGGTGGTGTGCAGCGACCAGCGGATCTCCGTCGTGGTTCAGGCCAGAGTCAGGGCTGTACAGGTCGGTGCGGTACCGCTCGAGCGCGGCATGCATCTGTGCCGGCCGGTTCGTCGGCCACTTGATGATGACCTTTTCGCCGTAGAGTGCCGCCCACTCATCGATCTCGGTCTCCCAGAACTCGACATCGAAGTACGCACGCACGATCTCGAACTCAGAAGCGATCTGCGCGATCGCGGAACGTACCTCGGCGCGCGGGATGCGGCCGCCCCAATCGCGCGGGTTCCACAGCGCCTTGCGATCGTCACCGTAGGTCGGGGTGAAGGCGTAGAAGTCGAGCGTCTCGGCGCGGAAACCGGTGTGGTCCTCGTTGTCGGAACCGTCGAAACCGAGCGCGATCTTCGTGCGCGGCTTCACGATCAGCGGCAGGGGCCGGCCATCCTCACCGTCGAACGCCTTCTTATAGAACGCCTCCATGTTCAGCCACGCGCCGTCGCCGGAGACGAGCCGGTTCCCGAAGAAGCGCTCCGCGTCCGCGGGGTCGCGCTCCATCATTTCCTCGGCTTCGCCCTCGACCGAGGCGATGTTCACCCATGGTGCGCCGGCGTAGTTGAACATGAAGATCTTGCGGCGCTCGCGGCGATCGGTGAAGCGCAGCTGCTTGGGTGGCTGCCGGAAGTCGCGGTAGACGTCGGTCACCTTGGATTCGAAGGTGCGCTGCGCGGTGGAGTCCTCGGCCGGGTTCCACGCGTTCGTCGTCTCCATCGCGCGGCCGTCCATGCCGGCGAGGCCCTGGCGCTGCTTCTTGGCCAAGTTGTGGCCACCATTCGACGACGTCCACAAGCCGGTCTCGTCCTGGGGGACGAACGTCACGCGCGCGCCGAGCCGTGAGGTCGCCTTCGAGGTGACAGTCTCAATGAGGCCGCCGCCCGGCGTGCGGATAAACTCCTCGCCAAGCTTCGGCATGAGCAGGCTCAGCGGGCCGAGCTCGATCATGGGACGCAGCGCATCGTAGGTGTTGTCAGTCTGATCCTCGCTCGTCGCGGTGATCTGGATCCGCGGCGTCGGCCACGGGCGACCCATCGGCTCGCCGGCCGAGTACTCGTAGCTCCACCCACACCAGCAGCCGTGTTCGGAGCACCGGTACGACTCGCCTCCGAGCGCCCAGCCGGCGAACAGTGCCGGCCCAGCGGCTTCGACGCAAGTCACGAACGCGATCAGGGGCGACTTGCCCCACTTCTGCGCGCGCACCAGCTGCGAGCGTCGATGCACGAACGCGGATCCGCGCGGATTCTGCGGCAACTCGAGGTTCCGATCAGCCTCCGGGTCGTACTTCGCCTCCGCGCGGACGTCGTAGTGGTTCGCGACGAACACCAGCTGCTCGTCGCCGAGCTGGAAGTCCGCACCGCGGTGCGCCCCGTCCGGCACGACGGTATGCGCTTCGCCCCATTCGATTGCGACGAGTAGCGGAAGGTTGGGCTCACGCACTCTTCTTCACCAACGTGAGGCGCGCCCCTGCGTTGGTGCGCTGCTCTCCGCTCGGTGTACCGTTGTTCGGCGGAGTTGGTCTCTGTGTTGAGGTTCCTGGAGTATCGACAATGCGCCACTTCAGCGAGGCGAGGCCGGCGGTCGAGATTCCGAGCTCACCTTCCATGCGCAGCACGGCGTTCTTCATCGCGGCGGTCGCTTTCGGGTCGATCGCGAGATGGAACGTCTGCACGTAGAACGCGACCTGCACGAACAGGCCGAGTCGATGCCACTCGATCGACTGCGGCTTGAACCAGAGATCGTTCCACATCGCCTCTTCCGAGTCGGAGGGCAGAATCTGCAGCGGCCATGCAGGCACAGTCTCAACATGGGAGCCGGCGAGTAGCTCCACCCAGCCACCATGCGAAGCACGGGATTGCCGGATCGAGTTCGGGTCGCCATTCGGGCCTGAGCGAGTACGTCGACCACCAGAAGCCATGCGTTCAGCTCCCTCCGACACGATCCGGGCGGGGCCCGGAGATCCGCAGGAATCCGCAAAAGTTTGAACCCGACAGACTTCGAGGCCACCTCCCCGGCGGTCCTCCGGGCGCGTCGTTAGGGGGTCTCCCCCCAGGGTCAGGAGGCCGGTGAGTCGCCTCCCTCTGGGCGGCGGTTCCATCCACCTGGTTGCAGCTGCGCGGTCGCGATGCTGTGACATCTCGCGCACAGTCCACGACCGAACTCAGGGTTGTTCGGGTCGAGATGCAGCTCGATCAGCTCGCGACGCGATCGAGGGAAGTGGTCCGCCTCCGTTGCCTCGGCCATGTCGCAGGCGACGCAGATCGGATCACGCTCGAGCACAGCATTTCGGAAGACCTGGTGACCAGCATCGTTGTAGCCCCGCTCCCGCGCCGTACCACGGCTCCGGTCAGCTGACCGTCGATGGCGCCGGCACCTGCTGCCCTCGCTCGGAGGGAACAACTCGGGGCAACCGTGCACGGAGCAGACACGCATGCGCTCACCTCACCTGGGACAACTATCCGACCAGGTGGTGCGGGAAGGTGGGTACGGCACCGAAGTCGCCGCACCCACCACTGAGCAACCCACTCAGAGACGCAGAAGACCGACGGGGCTTCTGCCTCGCCGGTCTTGTCTGCACTTTCTACGATAGGGGGGTCATACGGACGACTGTCAAGCACCTTCGCCAGCGTCTTCGCCCCGCTGCTTCCGCCCGCGTTGCTGATGCACAGGGTCGTTCTCAAGCTTCTCGCGCAAGGTGGCGAGCAATACGGTGTGACTGACGACTCGGCGACCTTTGCTGTCCGTGGTCATCTTCATCCCGTCTCGGCGCCACTCCTTGATCGTGCGCACAGAGCGTCGAGCTCGTTGCGCCGCACCCTTGTAGGTGTAGAAGATCTCCTCGCTCACGCTCCAGCCTCCCGCTCCTGCCACTCGCAGTAGTCGCACCACCAGCCCACCCGGCCCGCATCGCCCCAGAGCGGCAACACCGAAGTCTCGTGGCACTTCGGGCACCGCTCGCGCCGGTACGATCGCGCGGTCACCCCTCCGCTCGTGCCGACCTGCGCGGCGAGCTCATCGACGCGCTTGATCAGATCCTCCGAGGAATCGCGGTAGGCCACGTTCAGAGCTAGCGTAGAGCCGCGAGTGATGAGCCTCTGGGTAATTACGAACGTGTCCCAGTAGATCTGATCAGGGTCCGTCGTCGCATAGCCCTGCACAACGTCGGCGCGCGGCCGCTTCGCTTGGCGAGCCCGGATCACCTGGAGCTCGAGCAGCTCGTTGAGACCGAGTGTCGCTCTCGCGCAGAGCTCGTCGACGAGCTCCCACACTACCGACCAGAGTTCATCAGCCTCGACAAGCGGATCAAGCCGTAGCGGCGGACGAGCCACGTCGGGTGTTCCCGAGATCCGTCCCTCCCGGCGAGCCTGCATCGACGGCATCGCCTGCTCGCGCAGGTGCCCCACGATCGGGGCGACCTGCGCGAGACACTCGACGATGCGATCAGAGAAGCCGAAGGGGTCACTCATTTTCTGAAGACCTCACCCATCCTCTTCGTCGCCTCCGCCCACGCCTCGGCCTTGACTGCCCAGGTAGCGATAGCGGCCTCGGCTTTCGTTGTGGCGATCGTGATGCGATCAGTCACACCCTGCAACTGGATCCGCGCCTCGAGGTGCGAGAGCTCAATGTGCGCCCTCATCGTGACGAAGTCGCGCACCGCTTCGAGCTGCGCGATCGGATCGCCTTCATGCTCGAGAGGGATCGCATCGAACGGGGGCAGGACGAGTGCTTTGTCTGAGTAGCGCACCCGGCACGTTCCCCGCTTGATCTTCTCGTCACGGACAATTTCCAGATCGTCATCGAACATGCGCAGTACCGCCCTCCACCCGAAGACGGAGTACGGCAGTGCGAAGATCCTCGACGGCCCTCGTCAGCTCTGGCACCGAAGCCGAGAGCCCCTGGCGCAGCAATGCGTTCTCTGCCTCGAGATCCGCTGCGAGGGTGCGTGCGCGATCTCGCTCGTCGAGAACTACATCTAACAGGTCCCGTGCGTCCACTCCGACCGCCTC